TCCTAATGAAATACTAGATGATGGAATTGAGGCAGCAGCTAAAAATATATTATCATATACAAATGAAGAAAGAGAACTAAGAGGACTAACAGATTTTTTTGAAACTAAAAATTTAAGAAGATTGTATGATGAAGATAATCTAAAGTTTTTATATAATAAAGCAGGGGGAACTCAAAATCCAGTTTATGATATATTTATAGATGCAGAAGGTGATGGAAACTGGCAACAACTTACAAATGCAAAAGATAGAAATATGGTTTTTAGACCAGAAAAAAAACCAAAGATGTATTATGAAACTAGTTTTGATAATTTAAAAGCACAACAATTACAAGGTTTTACTAAAAAATGGTTTGATGGCAAAATTACTGGTGGTAGAGAAGGGAGAGATGCTTTTCTTGGTGACTCTGCTAGTATATATGCAAAAAAATTCAATATAGATACAGAAAAACACAAAATGGTTCCTCAACTATTAAGTAGTTTTACACAAACTATATTTGATTTGGTTTACAATGATGGTCAAGAAGGATTGGATAATTTAACAAAAATGTTTAATTCCATTCCATTTCTACCAAACTTAGATCCTGTTGATTTAAGTGGAACAATTAGAAATTTACAACAAGATAGAATCTTGGAGTCTATTTCAATGGAAAAAGCAAAAGAATTGCTTGGAGAGGATATACCAATTAGCATGATGAAAAAAATAGAAACAAAATTTAATGAAAGTCACATTTCATTATTATCGTCAAATCCATTTGCAGAGGATATTTTAAAAGCAGAAGGTGGTCATTTTTCACTACCATATAATGCAAAAGATCCACAATACTTTGATAAGAAAATAGTGTATGGAAGTGATATACAAAATACCTTAGATAAGTTAAGTGGAGCGCCTTATAAATCAGAAGATCTTTCACCATATATGGAAGGCTCAGATATATCTATAGCACAATATAAATCTTTAACTGAAGAAGGTGCAGATCCAACTATCGGACCAGGATTAAGTTTACTTGATAATGTTAATATTGAAATTATTGAAGATATAAAAGATGAATCAGGTAAACAAAAATACACCAAAGAAAGATTAATGAATGGAACACAAAAACTAGAAATGGTAGATGGTTTTTATGTTATGTATAAAAGAATAGCAGAAAAACTAAAAATAGCTGATAATAAAACAAAAGGATATAATTTATACCTTGATAGAAATATATTATTAGCGTCTGCTATAACAAATCTAGAATATCTTGGTGGTGGATTTAATGGTCCAAACTTTTATAAAGCATTAAACAATTTTAGAAAAACAAATGATAATTTGTACATTGGTAATTTTGGTCCATATCAAGAAGGTGATGAAAAAACCATTGGGCAAGAACTGTACACAGATGCTTTAAAATTAAAAGGAGAAGGATTTGGTGGATATATGCATAGATTTGAAAGAGTCTTTGATATGATAAAAGCATGGTCATTAGGAAGTTATGATGTATATCCATTATATGTAAGTAACCCTGAAGCTATTTATGGGTAATATAAACCTATATGGTATAAAACCAGACAACTTTAAGGTTGTAAAAGAATCATCTAATTTTGATTTAGGAAAAGCTATAGACAATATAGCAAAAGGTTTTACAGACGAAAATGTAGTAGCAATGTATGTCAAAGACAAAATTGCCTACCAAGAAAAAAATGATTCTTTATTAAGAAAAGATCCTTCATATAGCGTATATGATGATCCTCAGTTTAGAGGTCTTGAAGAATATATGGGTAATTTTCTTCATGCTAATAACAAAGAACACGCATCTCATTTACTTAAAAACTTTATGGATGGTACTGATAAATACAAAACAGCACCTTCTTATATAGTTGGTAGAATACTAGGTGGTCTTACAGATCCTTCGTCTTTATTTTTTTTTAGTAAAGCTGGTAACTTTCTTATGCAAGGAAATAGACTAGCAAGAGCTGTAAAGAGTGGTTCTTTAGTTACAGGCGAAGAACTGATAAAAAGAAGATTATCTTCTGATAGACCTGTATCAGATACAGGTATTATTACTGCTGCTGGGTTTATCTTACCAGCAATATTTCCTGCAATTCCTTCTAAGTCAGTACAAGGATTTGATGAAGTATCTAAGTTTTATGATGATCTAGATTCATACTACAAAATGGGTGGATCTGTAGGTGCTATGGCTAATCTTAATATAAGAAAAGAACTAGATCAAAAAGCAAAAGAACTAAATAAAATATATCCAACAGGATTAGGTATCTTTGGTGAGAATAGTAGAACTACTCCTGTATTTAGAACATTACAAGAAAAGATAACAGCAGCTCAAGAATTTATTGAAAAGACATTAGAGATACCATTACTTCAAAAGAAAAACTTTTTAGATGGGATTACAGAAACATCTATAGAAAGAAATGTTAGATCTAGATACTACGAAGTAATCCAATCTAACGAAGAAATGATGAGTGTGTATGATAAATATCTACACTACAAAGGAAAATCTGGCAGAAATATTGTAGAAAAATTAGTAGATAGAAAGTTTACTTTTGAGAAGGAAATTATGGGTCCTCTTAAATTTAGAGAGTATGTGTTTGAAAAAATGCTTATGGGTAAAAACTATAAAATAGGAGCATTAGATGATATTACTAACGACTTCATAAAAGAAGCAGCAGAAACACAAAGAAAATTCTATGATAAACTTGTAGATGAGTATGATAGCAACAAAATTGTACAATCATACTTAGAAACAAATATAGAAAGACTTAACTTTTTTATTGATAAAGCTAAAACAAAACTAGCAGATAGACCTAAAATGGCAGCTGCCACTAGAGAACTTCTAGAAAATCGTATAGTTAGACTTCAGGTACAAGTAAATAAATTACAAAATAGACTAGACACAGTCAATAAAAACGGCATTAGAAGAAGGGATTATGTAAACATAGTATTTAAAAGAGATGCTCTAGATAATAGATTTAGTGACTTTGAAAGAATTATGAAATCTATTTTAGTAAAATCTAATCCTAAATTTGCTAACTTTACTGATGAAGAAATAAACGCAATTATACAAGGATATAAAAACTATCAGCCTGTAATACAGTTTGAGAATGTATTTGATATTGTTGGTAGACAAATACCTAAAGTAGAGACTGTAGATAGAATTAGTGCAAGATTCTATGGAAGACATATAGATCTAGGCAAAGATGGTTATAAGAAACTTATGGACGCTGGTTTTATTGAAAAAGATCTTACATATTTAAACAGATTATATTTTAATCAAGTAGTGCCTGATATAGAAGTTACTAAAGTATTTGGTGATCCTTTAGGATTAGGCTCAAGAGCAATGAGAGATCCAGAGAGTAACTTTGAAGAAGGATTATTAAGAATTGATTTAGATTATGGTAGAATGATTAGGGTAGCGAAAGAACAAGGTGATAATAAAAAAGTTATTTCATTATCTAAAGAAAGAGAAGAAGCATTAGAAGATGCATATGCAGCAATACAATTAGTACAAGGAACTAGAGGATTGTCAGATGATCCTAATAAATTGTCTAGTAGATTAATTAGAATGACCAAACTCTACAATGCATTAACAATGTTAACAGGTATTACACAAGTAGTAGATGTTGCTAGATTAATTACCACAAATGGTATTAGAAGAACATTAGGTGCATCTTGGGATGCATATACTAGTGGTATGGCTAAAGAGCTATATAACATGAATAAAAAAAGTATTCAATTAGGTGGTGAAGCATTAGATCTAGCTACAAGTTCTACAGTTATGAGAATGTATGACATTGATGATGCATACGGTGTTTTCAATACTGCTGAAAAAGGACTAAGCCAACTAGGTAATATTTACTTTACATTCTTTAATGCATCTAATCCTTGGAATGTTTTTGTTAAAACACTTAGTGCAGCATTTAATAGCACAAGAGCATTAGAATCTATATCAGGTTGGGTAGGTAGTGGTAAGATATCTAAAGTAAATAAAGCTAGATTACAATCTATGGGTATAGATCTAGCTATGGCAAAGAGAATAGACTTTCAATACAGAAAGTATGGTGTAGGTAAAGGTGCAATTAAAAATGCAAGACTAAAGATCAAAGGCGAAAAAGATGAAGGATATAAAGTATTAAGAACTGCTAACTCAGATGCATGGGATGATACAGTAGCCGCTGAAGTATTTAACAAAGGATTAGCCAAACAAGGAAATATAGACATTGTAACGCCAGCAAAAGGTGATGTGCCACTATGGACTAATAGTGAAATGGGTGGATTAATCACACAGTTTAAGAAATGGGCTTTTGCTTCTACACAAAGAATTGGTATGAGAGGATTGCAAGAAAGAGATATGAATCAATTAATTGGTGTAGCATTGCTAATGGCAGGTGGTGCTGGTGTAGATGCTCTTAGAACACACCAAGGTGGCAGAACATATGAAAAGAAAAAAGCAGGTGCTAAAATGGTAGATGCTTTTGATAGATCAGGATTAGGCGGTATTTTCTCTGATATTAATAATAACCTAGAAAGATTAACAAATAACCAGTTTGGTCTAAGACCAATGCTAGGTGCAAAAAAACCTTATGGAACATATAGGGATTTATTTAATAACCCTATACCTGATGTATTTGGACCAACAGCAGGACAAATGGCTAATGTAGCTGATCTTATGTGGACATGGGGATTAGGTACATATAATCATCATGATGCTAGGAATGTGCGTAGACTCATTCCATTCCAAAATGTATGGTGGTTAGATTACAACTTTGATTTGGTTGAAAGAGGACTTAGATAATGGCGCTAAATATATCAGATACTTCGGCAAGAATACAGTATACTGCTACTTCAGGACAAACAGTATTTACTGTACCTTTTGAGTTCTTTGCTGATGAAGATTTATTAGTCATAAATACTAATTCTGGTGGGGTAGATACCACATTAACACTAACTGCTAGTCCTTCTACAGTAACACAATACTCAGTTACAGGTGCTGGAGTCAATGGTGGTGGATCAATAACACTAGGTGCAGGTGCTACACTAAATGATAAATATACTATTCTAAGAAATCTAGATACAGAAAGAACTACAGACTTTCCTACTTCTGGTACATTCCCTATTAATTCATTAAATACAGAGCTTGATAAGATTATAGCTCTAATACAACAAAAAGAAGTAGATATTAAACTTACACCAAAAGCTGCTAGTACAACTAGTACGGCATTTGGACTTACATTTCCTGAATTAGTAGCTAATAAAGTATTGTCTGTAAATAGTGCAGGTAATGCTCTAAATTTTACACAAGAGATAGGAAACTTTAAAGGAGATTGGGCTGCAAGTACAGCTTATGTAGAAAGAGATTTAGTAAAAGATACTTCTACAAATAATATCTTTATAGTAAATTCTGCTCATACATCTTCTGGAAGTGAGCCATTAACAACTAATGCAAATAGTTCTAAATATGATTTAATAGTAGATGCTGCGGCAGCCACGACGTCTGCTACCAATGCTGCTAGTTCTGCAACAGCAGCTGCAACTAGTGCGACTGCTGCGGCTAATTCAGCAACTAGTGCTGAGACAGCAAAGACTGATGCAGAAACTGCAAAGACAGGAGCTGAAACTGCTCAGACAGCAGCAGAGACTGCTCAAACTGCGGCAGAAGCCGCTCAAGCAGCCGCAGAACTTGCTGCCGATAATTTTGATGATACATACCTAGGAGCTAAATCATCTGATCCTACTGTTGATAATGATGGTGATGCTTTAACCACAGGAG